CTATTTCTGCATCTTTTTTTGCATTCTCTTGATTAAGTGCCACTGTAAGTGCATTTAGATTGCCCGTATTTTCAATTAATGCAGTTTGTTTAGCTTGTTCTAAATCTTTATTTATCAATGTATCAGCTAATTGAGTTTTTGCACTTATCATAGCTTGTGCCATTTGTAATCCTATTTCAGCAGAGGATTTGGCTGATAAAAATGTTTCATTACCTGCTTTTATATCACCACCTTTTAAATTAACATCTTTTCCTGTATTTTTATTTATCTTAGATAATGTAGTTAAATCCATTCCAGTAGCTTGTTGCAACATTTGCTGTTGGAACATATCCATATTAGAAGGGTCTAACCCTTGTGCTTTCAATGCTTTTAATGCTCCTTCGGTATCACCTGCTGCAAATGCAGAACGTACTTCTGAAAGGTCAACATTCTTACCTAACATTGCTGATAATTGCATTTCTGATTTGATACTATCTTTATAGTTCAATACCATACTTTGTCCAGCTTTAGCTATATCTCCAAAACTAACACCCATTGAACGAGCAAATGTTACTTGCTTTGCTAATGCTGAACCTGATTTGATTTGGTAACCTAACATGTCTTTAGATGATTCTGCCATTTCTGTCATTAACCCACCTAAATTAATATTAGCTTGCTTAGCCATTGTTCTCAATCCTTCTTGCATATTAAGAGCAGTTCCCTCACTCATCCCATCCAATCTTTGAAATGCTTCATTAATAGATGCTATATTTTCACCTGATTGTCCTGTTCTAGCTGCAATTATAGCCATATCTGCTCCAACTTTTGCAGATGGCATTTTACCAGTTGCATCCGATGCAGCAGTCATTGAACTAGCAATTTGGTCTGCACTTATACCTGCCATTGCTAATTGTGTTGCTCCATATCCAACTCCACCAATTGAACTACCAAATAATGCAGTTTTTGAAGCTGCTTGGAATGATGCCGCCATTTGTTGCATTTGGCCTCTCATTGCATTCATAGCTTTTTCAGCTACAAAATTTCTTCCACCAAACATACCCATTTCCAACTTTTGATTGGCCATGTCGATATCAGCTGTTAATCCGACTATTGTCTTATCATACTTAGCCATATCACCAACCTTATCACCAACAAGTCCCAAATTATATGCCATAGCACCCGCTGCTGCCCCCAATGCTCCTAATGCCAGTATTAATCCACCACCACCTTCGGTTGCAGATTTTACAACATCACCAAATTCTTTCATCATTGGGACTCCACTAAATTGGTCCATTGCAGCATCCATACCTTTTAGGGTATTTGAACTTTTTTGAGCTGCTGTATTGAAAGATTCCATTTCAGCTCTTGCTTCAGCTAATCTTTGTTTAAGAGCTGCTCCAGCTTCTGTGGTATCATCTATTTTATGAAATAAATCATCAAATTCTTTATACGATTGCTTAACTAATTCATTATATTCAGATTGACTTCTATTTCCTCTACCTTCTGCTAATACTGATTGAAATCCTTTGTACTTATTAGTAGCTTCAATAATATTATCAACTTGATGTTCTGATAAATCATTTTGAGATTGCAATGCTACTGATATACTTTCTACAGTATTTCTAACTGCATCATATTTTAATTCTAATGCATCTGTTAATTTATTATTTTTACCAGATTTACTTAATATACTTGTAAACGTATCATCTAAATCATCAAAATTATTTAAAATTTTAGTTTGAGATTTTAATTGTGCATCATATTCATCTCCAATTTCTTCAACTAATGTTTGTTGCTCTTTTAATATTTTTGAAAAACCACTATATTCTTTTACAATTTCTTTAGCGGCTTTTAATTGGTCTTGTGAATTTCTTTTTGCGGCTTGATTTAACGTATTCCATTCACGAATATACGCAGCTGCTTTTGCATACTCACCACTTTGTTCTCTAAGTGATTTGAGTTTATCTTGTTCTACCTTTAAATCAAATTGATTAAGTTTGGATTTAGCCATCGGTTAGATTATTTTAAACCGTATCTTTTTATTATATCTTCTGCATCTTTAGCTGCATCAGAATCACCTAAACCCATTTTTTGTAACATAGCTTGGTTACCTTTTACTAACTTACTAACATCAGAATCCCATCCGTGCCAAATATCAGCTAATTCAGGATCTTTTTTTCTTAATTTTTGAAGCCAATCACTTTCTTTATTATCAGCTTTAGCTTTTAAAAAGGTTTTGAATAGTTTATCCAATAAATTTATCTCCAATAATCTTTGTTTTGCCATAATTCTATTATATTACTATTATAAATATCATCTTCTTTTCGTTTTAGAAGAATTATTTGATTTAGTCTTTGCAGCTTCAATTGTTTCGTTTTCATCTTGCTTTGTTTTTAATAACTCTCTCCAATAAAATTCTCTCAATCTAGTAGGCATAAGATACAAATCATGCCAATTAAATCCACCATTGGCAAAATATATCATTTGAAAAATCTTCTGATGAAGGAGAATCGAATAGTTAGTCGGCAGGGTAAAAAAAGTCAACCCCAAAAGGGATTCGGAGAGCCTCCTCCTCACCGGTAAACGGAGAAACATAATTAAATGTCAAATCCAAATCAGGAGTCATAGCTGACATATACTTTCTAAGTGCTTTAGAATCTCCTGCTAATAATCTATTCGTTACAAAGTTACTAATATAACCAAAATCTCTATTACCATCTACTTCGATAATGATTCTTCTATATCTAGCCGTAATTTCGTTACTTTGTTTTAATGTTTTTTCACTAGCTTCAATATCTTTGTTAATAGCTAATTCATCACCATGTGTAAGTAATTTGAATTTAATTTGTGCTTTAGAAACAGGAAGAGAAAACTCAAATTCATTTTTTCTATTTAATTTTGATTCATCTACTTCTTTTATATTGATTTTAGATAAATCAACTTTAACTTGAACAGCTTCTTTTTCGGATGGGTCTGTTACAGTCACATCATACTCAGGTCCAAACGCTAATATACGAGATGTTACTAAAATGGCATTTTTATCACCAATTAATAAATCTTTTACATCTACACCTTGTTCTACTACAACTGATTCTAATAGTTTATCTAAATGTAATCCTTTACGAATTAAATTAGTAGAAGTAAGAATATCTTCTTCTTTAGCTGTCATTAATTTAATTGTAATTTCTCCTTTTGCTAATGGACTACCTTCTGGATAACATAATCCTTTTGATGGTAAGCTAATAGCTTCTGTTGGAAACGGATAGCTTTTTTGTGCATTTTGAGAACTTAATCCTCTTGTAACTTGTTGTTCTAATTTTTCTTCCATAATAACTTAATGTTTGTATATAAATATATATAAATAAAAAAAGGAGAACATTTCTGTCCTCCTTTTCTAAACTATCCAAAAAATATCATTGGGATTAGTTATCCCACGACTCAAAACCTCTCTCTACCAACAGAGGGATTGCCTCTGCGTAACGTTCCTCACTCACCACACCATGCCAAAAGGTGTAATCCCAATTGACCTTATGGGGGTCATTACTCCCATTAAACTCCGCCATTGTGATTAACAAATCACAATACTCAACAACACTCATCAAAACAATTTCTTCATTATTCATATCTCTATCATTTATTACATAGTAAAGATACGCAATTTTACGTCAAAAGTCAAGCTTTTTCTTAATTATTTTTGAAATTTGGAATCATTCTAAATAAGACATAAAAAAGGGATATATTTCTATACCCCCTTTTAGTTATTTTAAAGTTTACAATTAGAGATTAGTACTCAAGAATTGCGTAGTCAAATGTTAAAGTTAAAGATATTGAAAGTGGGTCATTTGAAGCCCAATCTAATTCACCGAAGTTTGCTGAAGAAATGAATGCTCCTTTAAGAGTCCATTGTTCAACTTTATCACCTACTGGTCCTAATAAGTAGAATGTTACATCTTTCTTATAGAAAGCTGCGTATCCATCTCTACCTGTTAATGATTCGTGTGATTGTCTTACCCATTCCATCACTTGCTGTGCTCCTGAAGGAACGATTGGGTCATAAAGAGTAATTTCTAAATCATCCCAATTGGATTTTCCTTTAATCTTTCTCTTTACGTTTATATGGTCTAGCTCAACTATCTCCGAAGTGAAAGTTGGTCTTGCTGCGGTTTTTATCATATATGATTCTATACCATCGATTTCCATAATAAATCGGTTACCCAATTTTGGTTCGAAATTCGTATAAAACATTTTGTCAAACTCTAATACTTCTGGCATCTTTTTGTCTATTTAATTGTTTCTATTATAAATATCTAATTTCTAAATTATCCGTTAAAAGCTGCTCCAGTTGGTAAAATGTTGAAATCAATTTGAATGAATTCAGCTGTCTTAGTTGGTTGTAAGAAGATAGAACCTTTCATAATGTTTCTATCAATTACATCAGGAGTGTTATTAGTATCATCCATTATAACACGGAATGCGTACAAACCTTGTCTTTGTTGGATTGATTCTAAATAAGGATTAACGATGTTTAAGAATCTATTTCTTGTTGTTGCTGTGTTTTGTTCGAACACTAAGTAACGAGAAGTAGATGCGATATACTTTCTAACAGTCAATAATAATCTTCTTACATTGATTCTATCTAATGCAGATGGCTTATCTTGTAAAGTTTTTTGTCCGAATACTACAATACCTTGTCCAGGAAATTGTACGATTGGGTTTACTTTGTTTTCGTATAAAGAATCTTTTTCTGATTGAGTTAATCTATTTTGAACACTTACTGCTCCTAATAAACCACCTCTATTCAAACCTGCCGGAGCGAACCACTCAGCTGCTACTCTATCGTTAGCTGCAAATACTCCAGGTAATAATACTGATGGTGGTACTGCGATTAACTTATTAGTATTAACATCAATTGTCTTAACCCAAGGGTAATAAGTTGCTGCCATATTTGAATCGATAGCTTGTGCTTGTGTGTTTGCTTGTGCGATTGAGTCAGTAAATGCGTTTGTATCCATAATATAGAAACAATCATTTCTTTGTTCAACCATATCCAATACTTCCGTTGCTACTGAAGTGTGTAATCTTCTTACAACACCTGGAGTTACAATCATATTGATATCAAATTCATCTGCGTTTGATAATGCTGCAATTGCTCTACTATATGCTACCGAACCACTTGCTGTTGAAGTTGCTAAGTTGAAACCTTGTGAGTTACCTGCGATAATATCAGAACCTTTGTAGATAGGAGTTGCTGGATTCATACCATCAAAACCTTCTTGAAATGCTACAACAAATTGTGCTGCCGTTGAACCTACTGATAATGTACCACCATTTGATGCATCTAAACCAAATACTGAATTAGAACCTACACCTGCTCCTGTTGGAATTGGTTTAGCGTAAAATAAATTATCAGTATTGTTATCTAAATCGATACCACCATATTGAGTTGCTGATGCAGTTATCAATGTTGCTGTTGGTATTTTTGCACCTATTAATGTTGATGCTGAAATAGGTAATGTATAAGCTGCGTGTCCGAAAGGTACTGCCTGTATAGGTGCTCCTTCGTTTAAGTTTGCAATTCTAACATATTTTGAGTTATTTACCCAATCACCTGTTTCAGAGATTTTACCAGTTGAATCAATTGATAATTTTCTATCTCCAATTACTCTTGAGATGTAGTTAGGAGAGTTAGGGTCTAAGTTTACATTAGAGAATGTTTCTAATACAATCTTCTTTTTGTTTGTATCAGCAAACTCTCTAACAACTACTGTGAATGTACCATAATCAGTACCATTTACACTACCTGCTGATTTAATATTTGTAATACCAACTTTAACTTTAGTATTTGCTGCGTTACCAACACCTAATGTTTCTAATTGGAATAATGGATCCTTCTATC